TCTGGAGGGTATTGGGACAGGCTAGATCCAGTAGTTAAGATTGACAAAAAATAACATGTCTGGTAAACTATATACAAATGAACTATGGCTTAAAAAAAGATACCATATAGATAAAAAAAGTCCAGAGGATATAGCAAAGGAGTGTGGGGTAAGCTTGGAAACTATTTACGTATACCTTGCTAAGTTTGGATTAAGGAAATCAAAAAGATGAGTAGTAAAGATGTAATAAACGTTTACTGGGGTCCAGCAGTTGGATATAACGCCACTGTACACACTGAGTGGGAAATGTTGTATCCAGAACCAACTAATTTATATTTATCACTATTAGAAAATAAAAACAATGACATTGAAGGTAAGGGAAGATCAAAAACATTTTTTTCATGTCCTGCAGTAAAAAATCAATTTAAAAATACTTTTGTTTTTAAAAATGTAGTTCCATCAGAATATAGGTTTGATTTTTCAAAAAATCCTGCAGAAATAGAGCCACTATCTAAAAGCTATATAGATTTTAACGTAAGATCTGGTTTTGGTTTAAATGTTGGTCCATCCATAACCTTTGAATTATCTTATGGATTTTTTGCAGACCAACCATTACAAGCTTTTTTCTATCAACCTATTTTTCATAAATCTCAATATACACAGTATGGAACTATCTTTCCAGGTAACTTTGATATAGGGAGATGGTTTAGGTCATATAATGTTGAAGTGCAGATGTGGAATCAAAGTGGATTTTTTAAATTTGAAGAAGATGAGCCATTGTTTTATGTTCATTTTAATACTGATAAAAAAATAAAATTACATAGATTTAAGCACAATAGAGCGCTTGATAAATATATGAATCATTGTGTAAATTCTCCATCATCCATGGGAGAAAATTTACCATTGGTTGCAAGATATAAAAAATTTATGGAGTCTAGGCTTAATGAAACAATTTTAACAGAAATTAAAAAAAATTTAGTAGGAGAATATAATGAGTGAAAAATTTATAATAAAGGTTGATCAAGTTAACCACCCCTATCATTATACAAATGATCCAAGTGGGGTAGAGGCAATTGAAATTACTAGACACAGAAACTTTAATATTGGTAATGCAATAAAGTATCTCTGGAGAGCTGGTATAAAAGATGAATCTAAACATATTGAAGACTTGAAAAAGGCAATCTTTTATATTCAGGATGAAATCAATAGACTAGAAGGTAAATATGATAGACGCAGAAATAGAAATCGTAAAACATCTTGATGAAGTAAATAAGGTTGTTGAAGAATATCTAAAGGGTAACGATCCTACTAAGATTTCTAAGACATTATCGCTTCCAAGAACACGTGTCGTAGCACACCTTAATGAGTGGAAGACGATGGCATCTGCTAATGATGCTATCCGTGCTCGTGCTAAAGATGCTTTGGTTAGCGCTGATGCACACTATACAAAACTAATTCAGCAAGCATATGAGGTTATTGATGATGCAACAACAACTGCAAATTTAAATGCTAAGACTGCTGCTATCAAGCTTGTTATGGACATTGAGGCACGTCGTATTGACATGTTACAAAAAGCAGGATTATTGGAAAATAAAGAGCTAGCAGAAGAAATGGTTGAAATTGAAAAGAGACAAGAAGTTCTTGTTGGCATTCTTCGTGATATAGCATCCGAACATCCAGAAATACGTGATCTTATTATGCAAAGACTATCTGCAATTGCAAAAGAAGGAGAAGTGATTACTGTTGTCCACCAAGTTCAATGATTTTTTTGAAGCACTTCAAGATAGTCAATTTGAAGAAACTCCTGTAGACGTAAAGACTTTTGTTGAGTCTCCAGACTTTCTTGGGCAACCACCTCTTTCTACTATTCAATATGACATTGTTGAGGCGATGAGCCAAATTTATCGTAAAGAAGATTTACAAATGTTAATGGGTACAGAGCAGGGCGACAAACATTTTGCTAAGTACACTAAGAATGAAATTATTCTACAATTAGGAAAAGGTAGTGGTAAAGACTTTGTTTCTACTGTTGCCTGCGCCTATGTTGTTTATAAATTACTTTGCTTAAAAGATCCAGCAAGATATTATGGAAAACCTGCAGGAGATGCAATAGATATTATTAACGTTGCTATTAACGCAGAACAAGCAAAGAATGTTTTCTTTAAGGGTTTTAAATCAAAAATTGAAAGGTCCCCCTGGTTTGCTGGAAAGTATGACCCAAAAGTAAACTCTATTGGTTTTGATAAATCAATCACTGTTTATTCAGGTCACTCAGAACGTGAATCACATGAGGGGTTGAACTTGTTCATGGCTGTTCTTGATGAGATTTCAGGTTTTGCTACAGAAGTAGGAACAGGAAATGATCAGGGCAAAACTGCCGACAATATATATAAAGCATTTAGAGGTACAGTAGATTCTCGTTTTCCCGATTTAGGCAAGGTGGTTCTTCTCTCATTTCCCCGTTACAACGGTGACTTTATTTCAAAGCGGTATGAAGATGTAATCATGGAAAAAGATGTAATAGAAAGACGATACAAGTTTGTTATTAATGAGGAGCTACCAGAAGGACCAGATAATGAATTTGAAATAGTCTGGGAAGAAGATCATATTACTTCTTATAAATACCCTAGAATGTTTGCTCTAAAAAGACCAACATGGGAAGTAAACCCAACAAGAAAAATTGATGATTTTAAAATTGCATTTTTAACAGACCTAGGAGATGCAATGATGCGTTTTCTTTGCACACCAACATACTCATCTGACGCATTTTTTAAACAAAAAGATAAGTTAGAAAAATGTATGACATTAAGAAATCCCATAGACAATCATAAAAGATTTGATTTGACTTTTAAGCCAGACCCTGATAAAGTATATTATATTCATGCCGATCTTGCACAGGTTCACGATAAGTGTGCAGTTGCTATTGCACATGTTGAACGTTGGGTAAATGTTCAAGTAATCAAAGATTACGAACAGGTTGCTCCAATTGTTATTGTAGACGCTGTTGCGTGGTGGGAGCCTAAAGTAGAGGGGCCAGTGGACCTCTCGGAGGTAAAAAAATGGATTATGAATCTTCGTAGAGAGGGTTTTAATATAGGAATGGTTACATTTGACCGTTGGCAGTCCTTTGATATTCAACAGGAATTAAAGGCGGTAGGAATGAGAACTGATACTGTTTCTGTTGCTAAGAAACATTATGAAGACCTAGCTATGATGATTTATGAAGAAAGAATTGCAATGCCAATGATTCCTTTACTTCTTGAAGAAATGAGTGAACTAAAGATTATGAAAAATAATCGTGTAGATCACCCACGCAAGAAATCTAAAGACTTGGCGGATGCCGTTTGTGGGGCGGTATTTGGAGCAATATCTCACACAAGTAGGGACTCTAATCTAGAGATTGAGGTTCATACTTGGAGTTCTGCTAGCCGACTTGCAGAAAAGAAGAAGGCTATGGTAGAATTAGATACCAAGGCAATTCCTGACGATGTTCAAGAATACCTTGGAGAATATAAGTTAATTTAAACACAATGAATCAAACAAGGAGAAAAATGAATTCATTTAAGAAGATCGCTCTTGCCGTGGTTGCAGCCATGACACTGGGCACACTCGTAGTGACACCTGCAAGTGCCAATACCGTTTCAGTAGACGTAACGACTGAAGTATCTGGTTCTGGTACAGCAGCCTCACCATTCACAGTAAAGGTTCCTTCTGACAACGTAGTTAGCGTTGCAGATACCTCAACTGCAACAAACAACGAAGCGCTTCTTATCACTGCTACAGTAGTTGCTGGAACACCAGTAACATTTACTGCAGTCGGTGCTAATACACGCCTAGTATCTGCAGTTGGTTCAACAGTTAATGCATCTGCTGGATCATCTTCAATTACAGTAACGCCTGCATCAACAACAGCGACTGTATATGCATATACAACAAGCACTGCTGCTTCTGCTGTTACAGTTTCTGTAACTGGTGCAGCAACAACAATTTATCTTAAGGGTGTTGCAGGTCCTGCATATGATCTTAAGATGTCAATCCCTGCTTCAGGAAATATTTCTGGCAAGGTAACTGCAACTCTTGATGTAGCAGATATTTTTGGCAACGCTGTTGCTGATACAGTAACTGTTACTACTCTTGGTGGCGCAACTGCTGGAACAGTAACTGCTGATGCTCTTGTAACAGGTCGTTACACATCAGAGATCTCACTTCCTGCAACTGCTGGAACTGTTGCTGTCGGAGCATCTATTACTGCTCCAACATCTGTTCCAACAATCAAGTTGGCAACAACTTCTCAGACTGCAATCGTAACAGTATCTGATCTTGCTGGTGCACTTGCTACCGCTAATGCTGCACTCGCTGCAGAAAAGGCTGGTCGTGCTGCTGATAAGGTAACTGCAGATGCTGCACTTGCTGCTGCTGTTGCAAAGGCTGCTTCTGATGCAGCTGCTGCAAAGGCTACTGCTGATGCTGCTGCTATTACTGCTGCTGCTGAAATTGCTAAGTTGAAGGCTGATGCTGTAACTGCTAAGGTTGCTGCAGACAAGGCTCTTGCTGATGCACAGGCTGCTGCTAAGACAGAGCTAGATGCAGTCAAGGCTGCAAATGCTAAGGCAATCGCTGATATGAAGAAGGCATTCAATGATCTTGCTAAGAAGTGGAACGTAAAGAATCCAAAGGCAAAGGTCACACTTGTTAAGTAATTAACAAATAAAAGATTAGGGCGCAGAGCAATCTGCGCCTTTTTCTTTTATCATGATATAATATCATTAATTAATTAATTAGGAGTAGCCCCATAAACAAAAAATTCCTACGCATGACAGCAGTGGCGGGAATTCTATTTACAAGTCTTTTTGGTTTTCCAGAAAATGCATATGCTACCTGTGTTAACTATATACAGTCTCAAACTATAGCAGCAGCATATGAGGGTGACGAAGTTCCAACGGTACATACAATGGATACCTGTGGTGGAGATGATACTTCTTATCAGATACCAATAGCAACAACAATTACATTTGATGGTGTTCAATATTCAAATATTTATGCTACAACAAATTCAGTAATCACATTTGGACAACCAGATAATACATATTGGCAATATCCAAATACTCCATCTATTTCTTTATACTCTATGGATTGGGTTTCAGGATACTATAACGCACCAGATACTTTAAACATATCTTATTCTGAAGGTGGATTTCAGTTAGACTTAGAAGTAATTCCATTTGGACAATGGAATGCTCCAACTCCAAGCAATATTAATATTATTGTTGCAATTACAAATACTGGCGGTATTTCTGTTGCCTACAGCTATCAAGGACCTGAATATCCAAATTTAAGAACTGGAGTTAGACTTCATAATGGTGATATTGTTTCTTTAGAAGCATGGGGTGCTACACAAATACAAGTAGGAGATCCTATTCCAACATTAGCTCCAGAACCAATTTCAGAGCCTACTCCTACACCAACTGAAGAACCATTAACTCCAGAAGAAGTACAGGCTGAAGTTGTTGAGGCAGTAACACTAGCAAATGAAATTGCTGATATTAATAATCTTATTGCTGCAATAAATAATGAAGAAGCTGAAGAACCAGTAACAGAGCCAACTGAAGATCTAACACCTGAACCAATAGAAGAACCAAATTTACCAGAACCAGATGTTGAAGTTGAGCCAGAAGTTATTACTCCAGAGGATCCTAGATTCCCTGATGATGAAGAGCAAACTGAACCAGAAGATTCCAATCCTTCTCCAAGCCCAGAAACCACAGATGGGGAGAGTGAAGAGAATAATCCTTCTCCAGAGCCTTCAGAAGAGCCTTCACCTCAGCCAACGGATACAGATCCATCGCCAGAGCCTGAACCTGAGCAACCTGTTGACGAAGATCCTGTATTACCAACACCAGATGATAGTAACACAAATGATGACAATGCTATTTCTGAAGAAGAACTTAAAAATTTAAATAAACTAATTAGTGTTAATGATGTTAAATTGATGTCAGCAGTATCAGATCTTCTAACTGAATTATCACCAGAAGCCAAAAAATCTTTTGCTTCAGATCTTGGTATTAAGGCAGATGAAATTGCATTAATTGCAGAAGCAGCAAAAGAAAATCCAGCATTAGCAGTAGCTGTTGTTCAATTTGCAGGTATGGCAGAAAATAATGCTAATGCCCCTATGCCTTATACCCTAGCAGATGCAGTTACTGAAATACAAGCAGAAGAATTTTTAGAGGATCCATTGGCAGTTTTAACAAATATAGACTTGGATAAGATTCTTAGCCCATCGGAATGGGGTAAGGATATGACAGATGATCAAAGAGAAAAAGTGCAAGAAGTTATTATTCCAGTAATCCTGGTTTCTAACATAGTTAGTTCTGTTATGTCATTAAGGAGGTTATAATATGATAATGATGGATAAGTTAATTAGTCAAGCAAAAGACCTTATTGGCAAAATAAAACTGCCTAATTTTAAAGCGGTATTGCCAAAGGTATTGAATATGGTAGGTAAAACACCTATGCTAGCTCTAAAGGCCCTCAGAGGCTTCCTAGTATGGCTTGGAAAGGCCATTAAGGAAAGCATTGCACAAGTATGGACCCTTCTAGGATTTTTCATTGCTTGGCTTACTCTGACTGGTACAGCCCAACAAATAGTAGGAATTGCTACTGTTTTTGCTACTATTTTATGGCTTGTTACTATACCTTTGAGAGAAGAAAAAGAAGAATAAACTTGGTATAATGGTGGGTATGCTAAGGATAATCGGAATTGCTCTACTTGGTTTAGCCCTATCTGGGTGTGGCTATGATGGACAGTACAGATATCCTTGCCAAGATCCAGCAAACTGGGATAAAGCAGAATGCAATCCACCTATTTGTGAGCCTGTTGGTTTGTGCTCAAGAGATTTAGTTGGACAAGAAACATGGGATGAATATCAAAAAACAAAAGGGGTAGAGAATGAGTAAAGAAAGATTAAGTCCACAAGACTTAGATGCAAGACTAAAGTTTATTTTAGGAATAACTCTTGGATCAATTTTATTTTTAACAGCAATTGGAATTCTTTATGGGTTGCTTTTTGTTACACAGCCAGTTGGTGCACAGTCAGAAAATGACAAGATGTTCTTCAACGTTCTTGGGTCAGTAGCAACATTTATTACAGGAACACTTGCTGGTCTTTTAATTGGTCAAAGTGGTGCAAGAGATGTTATGAAGGCACAGCTTGATAACAAAGCAGAAGATGCCAAAAATACTCAAGCAGACAAGAAGCTTGAATCAGAATTAGAAATTGCAGAAAAGAAAGTAGATGCAGAACTTGATGCAGTTAAAGCACGTTTAGCAGCAAAGCCAGACGGTGCAATGCCAGCAGAACAACCAGTTGATACAGATTGGGACAAAGACTAATGACAACAGATAATTTTCCAGTTCCAGCAGAAACAGCAAAAGCTCCAAAGGGAACAGTTGCTAGATTAATTCAAGTTGCTAAATCTCAAGTAGGATACATTGAAGGTCCTAAAGATAATGAGACAAAATATGGCGCATACACAAAAGCTAATTTCCAACCATGGTGCGGAAGTTTCGTTAATTGGTGCGGGAACGAAAGTGGCGTAAAGATCCCGAATACTGTTTACACCCCAGGTGGAGCAGCAGCATTTAAGAAAGCAGGCGCATGGATTGACGGAGACATTGCAGATCCAGAGCCAGGAGATATCGCCTATTTTGATTTCCCCTCAGACGGTGTCGATAGAATTTCTCACGTAGGAATTGTTATT